AGACAACCTTAAGTCTGGGGTGCTAGACACAGATATAAGCTCTGTATCTGGCAGTGACGATACTTTGGCATCGGCTAAAGCAATAAAAACATATGTTGATTCACAAACAAGCAGTGGTGTATCAGCAGGATTTGCGATAGCAATGGCTATTGCTCTGTGAAAGGAGAATAGATGGCACAGGACTTTGAACGCTCGATAGCCAGAAATGTAGGCACATCAGCCGTTACTATTATGACAAGTAATTCTGATGACACGGTTGTGGGTCTCAACATAGCGAATACAACAACAAGTCAAGTCACAGTAGATGTATTTGTAACGGTCAGTAGTGCAGATTATTATTGGCTTAAGAATGCACCTATTCCCTCTGGGAGTGCCATACAAATTATGGATGGGGGAGCAAAGTTTGTTTTACAGAGTGGGGATGCCCTTAAAGTACAATCAAACACAGCATCATCTCTTGATGTATGGTGTTCAGTGGTCGATGCGATAAGTTAAGGAGTTAAGATGGCTTACATAGGAAACAATACTGTACCTGCAAACTTCCAGACTATACCGTCTGTACAGCGTTTCAACGGTGATGGCTCTACAACAGCCTTCACATTAACCAATAAAATAGGCTTAGTGCAGGACATTATGGTGTCAGTCGATGGGGTAATACAGGACACAAGTGCCTACACAATAGCTTCTAATGGCACAACATTGACATTTTCAGAAGCACCATCCTCTGGAACAGGGAATATATTTGTTAATTTCTTAGCATTAGCTAACGACTCAGTAGTGCCAGAAGAAACATTTAGAGGTAGATTTAAGGCAGATGGTATATTCAGAGTTAACAATCAAACACTTAGTAACGATACCACGATATTAGCTACGGAGAATGCTTCAGCAACAGGGCCGCTCACGATAGCATCTGGTGTTACCCTTAACGTCAACTCTGGTGGGAGTCTAGCAATCATATGAGCAATCTTCTAGTACAGAATATAAAGCATACGAATGGCACTACGGCTCAGACGGTAGATAGTGGAGGAATAGTGACAACTCCTACAAGACCTGTGTTCTCTGCTATTAGGGCAACGCATCAAACTTCAGCAGGGGTGGGTGCATTTGATATAGCGGTTGTAAATGTTGGAAATCATTATAGTACTTCAACTTATAGGTTTACTGCACCAGTTGCAGGAACATATTGGTTTACTTGTACTGGCTTACCTTACACTACATCTAGTGGTGTCTTTTTTTACTTTAGGAAAAATGGAACACATTATGGTGACGGTCTAGGGGGAGGAGCAGCTTTTAGAACATATCTGGTCGATCCTGATGAATCTATTACCCTTTCTTTACCAATAACATTATCTGCTAGTGATTATGTAGACACATATTTTGTTGCAAACGGAACAGAAGCAAATTTCAGCCATTTTTCTGGATTTTTAATAGGATAAACAATGAGTACATTAAGAGTAGACAACTTACGAGGACAGACAGCAGATGGCACAAACAGGTATGTGGTACAGGTTGTAAATGGTTCTTCTAGTGGTGCAAGAACACAATCAACCTCGACATCTTATGCTGATATAAGTGGAATGAGTGTTACCATTACTCCATTATATACCACTAGTAAAGTTTTGATTGTTGCAAATTTTCCAGATACTTTTGTCACTAACACAAATTCTGCTAATTCACTTTATCTAAAATGCGTAAGAAATATAGATGGCGGTTCTTTCTCAGATGTTTGTTTAATTTCAGATAGACAAGGACTAACAACTCCTACTGCACAAGAATTTATGTGTTCAATGTCATATAGTTTTTTAGATTCTCCTTCAACTACAGGAGTGTGTATTTATAAATGTCAGTTAAAAAGTTTTAACACAAATCAAGTCAATGTAGGTCAACAATCAGCAGGATTGGTTAATATTACGGCTATGGAGATTGCCCAATGAGTACACTATCAGTAGACACAATACAGGGTAAAACTACAGCAGGAACAGTGGATATGCCAACAGGAAGTCTTATGCAAGTCGTTCAAACTCATGTAACAGCTTATACGACCACATCTAGCAATTCAAATACAAGCACAGGCTTAACTGTCACAATTACTCCTAAGTTTTCATCTAGCAAAGTATTAATTACAGGAAATATGAATGGATGTTATAGTAATGGGGCAACAAGGTATGCAACATATGAGCTATTCAAGGGGGGTTCATTTCTAGTGTATATTCATCAATTAGTTGGTTATGCTCATATAAATGCTCCAATAAACTATGATGTAGATTGGAGTTTTAGTTATTTAGATTCGCCAAACACAACGTCTGCAACAACATATGACCTTCAATGGGCGGCACAAAATGGCGGTAATTCTTATTTTAACAATTACGGCATTGCAAATAACAGTACAAGGTCAACAATAACAGCTTATGAAATAGCAGGATAAGGAGAAAACAATGACAACAATAGCACAAGCATTAACGAGTTTAGGAGTTACAGAGTGGGTTCTTAGAGGAGAGCCTACAAATGAAGAAGAGTTCAACCAGATGTTTCGCAAGGTTACTGGAGCAGATGCAAATGGTTCAGCGATCGAAAGTGCAGACCCAATTGATTGGGGAACAACATGGACAAAAGTATCTGCTGAGAAGAAGAAATTAGTTGATGCAGAGCCTATGAGACTTCTTAGGGAGAAAAGAACACAAATGCTTGCAGAGAGCGACTGGATGGCAAATTCAGACGTTACAATGTCATCTGACTGGAAAACATATAGACAGGCTTTGAGGGATATCACAAAAGATGCAACACCAAAGCTAGATAGCAATGGTGCATTAGACGAAAGTAGTGTAAAGTTTCCAACTAAACCAAGTTAGGAGTAAAAAGTGGCATTAACTAAAGTTAGAGGTGGTGGAGTAGATAATCCCCTAACATTAGGGGGAGGATCAGCGTCAGATAGGTCTATTATATTTGATGGTAATGCTCAAGACTTTCACATAGGTTTAGATGATAGTGCAGATAGCCTAACTATAGGTCTTGGTTCTACACTAGGCACTACGTCACACATGGTTATTGATGCTAATGGTAATATTACTAAGCCATTGCAACCTGCTTTTGATGTGCGAAAAAGTGGAAATCAAAATAATATATCAAATAGTGGTTATGATACTATAACATTTGATACTGAAACATATGATATAGGGAGTAATTTTGCTTCAAACACATTCACAGCACCAGTGACAGGCAAGTACCATCTTACGCTAAATATAAGATTAGATAATGTTGATACTGGTGCTACTTATTATAATATTGGTATCACTACTTCAAATAGGTCACATTTTCAGTTATTTCAACCAAATCATCCAAGTGATGTAGCCTATTATGTTCAGACGATGACAGTTGTGGCAGACATGGATGCTAGTGATACTGCTACTTGTTCAATTTTTCAAAATGGTGGTACATCACAAACTGATATTAATACGTCCACCATTTTTTGTGGATATTTGTTAGGATAAAGGAAAAAAAATGACAAAACTTACAATAACAGTGGAAGTGAATGACACTCAACAGTCTATATTAAATAATGATTTGGTTGATATAAATCAATGGGTGCAAGAAGCGATGACAGGAAAAATAAACAACTGTTGGAAGAGGATGCAACAGGAATGGACAACAAAGTTAATGAACGACAGTTCTTTTACTGACCCAATCCCAAGTAACCAAGCTGACTTTGTGGCTCTTGTGTTAGCAAGGTCTGATTATCAGAACCGTAAAGCAAGAGATGACGCTAATAGTATAGGATAAAAATATGCCATATATAGGAAGATCAGCAGGACAAGGAATTAGAGATAGATACCACTATCAAGCCACAGCAGGGCAAACTACGTTCTCTGGGTCAGATAGTAATGCTCTCGTATTATCATATTTAGATGCAAATTTGGTCGATGTATGGCAAAATGGAGTCAAATTACGGACTGCAATAGACTATACAGCGACTTCTGGCACATCCATAGTGCTCACCACAGGTGCAAGTCTTAACGATATTATAGAGATTATAGTGTCAGACTCATTCTCGATAGCTGACAGTTTTACACGAACACAATCAGATGAGAGATACCCATTTCTTGGGAATAACTCTGTTATACGGACAAATGGCAACAGCATCACAACGGATATTACGATACCAAGTGGTACAAATGGATTGTCGTGCGGCCCAATTACGGTTACAAATGCTACAATCACAGTTAACGGAGTGTATACAATAGTATGACCAGTAGATTATTAGTAGATAAGATTGAGGGAAAAACTACATCTGGAACTATTACTGTTCCTAATCATGTTGTGAATGTAACTCTTCTAAAAAATGATACACGAACAGCGTTAAGTAATGCTACTTCTGCTGTCTTGTGGTCTGGTGATAGTGTTACAAAATTGATTTCTAACTCAAAGCTAATTATTACTGGTGTAATGGCATTCAAAGATGGCACTAGCTACGCTATGGGTGAATATTGGAAAATAGGGAATAGTGGAAATAGATATGATGGAATCGTACAACATGGATATGCTTCTGATGCAGGTGACACAGGTGTTCAATTTGGTTGGCAAATAAATGCTGAATATGACACGACAGAAACAGGAAGTTTAGCTGTAGAGATTGGTTGGGGTAGTGCAAATGGGTCGAGTGACAGTCCTGCTGTTATTTGGAATCCAAATTCCTCTGATGATGCTCGTTCTCATCAAAAAGCATCAACTTTAACAATTTTTGAGGTAGCAAAATAATATGGCAAGTGAACTTCATGTAGATGCAATAAAACATTCTGGTGGCACAAGTGCCATGACGATAGATAGTAGTGGTAGACTAACTCGTTCAGTTTTACCTGCTTGGAGAATTGGTCTTTCAGCTAATCTTGATGTTTCTTCAACTGGCACAGATATAGCTTGGACAAACACTTCAAGTAATGGTCGATTTATACAAGGTGGGTGTACTGCTTCTTCTGGTATAGTAACAGTTCCCACAGCAGGAATTTATCAAATAAATACTTCATGTAGAGTTAACAATGTAAGTGCTAACTATATTGAATTGTATATTAAAGTAAATAATAATGATGACACTTATGCGTATCACATAGAGGGTGACCCTTATTCTAGCTATCACACACTTTCAGTGAGTGAGATATTCAGTCTAAGTGCAAATGACAATGTAAGAATACGACTATATCCTGGCAGTGATTCCTCGTGGACTCTTCACCTACTTTCCAATTTTAGTGGGGTAATGATAGGATAACCAATGGCATCAATACTTAAAGTAAATACCATACAAGACGCAACGAACTCTAC